CTTTTTTTTATGCGTTAAAACAAGACAACCTTGTAAAAGCTGATGCATCGGATAACTTAAAAGGGCAGCTTTTTAGAATAGATACAATATCAAAACCTCTAAATGGCCAAGTGACTGTATATGCAAAACATATTTCATTTGATTTAGCTAAAAACTCTTTAAATGAGGATGTAGCTGAAGAAAATATAAAGTGTGAAAATGCTGGTAAACATATGCTTCAAAAATCTGATGCTGACAGTAGATTTTCTATTGAAAGTAATATAGAGATGCTTGGTAACTACAGCATGGATAGAAAAACAGATTGTTTGAGTGCTATAGCTGGGACAAGAGGTTCTCTTATAGATACATTCGGTAATGGTCCTAAGCTTCTTAGAGATAACTTTACAATATCCGTACTTACTAGAAGAGGTAAGGATGATAACACTCTTATAGCTTATAAGAAGAACATCACAGGCTTTACGTTAGAAGAAGATTATTCAGAAATAATCAATATTATAAAACCTTATGCTACTTATACAGAAGATGAAGTTGAAAAAACTCTATATATTGATGAAACAGGAGTAAAATCGCCAAGATATGTAGAAGGTGATATAGTAAAAAGTCAATGGATGGATTTTTCAGACAAATTTGACGAAGATGAAGCTCCAACAAAAGAAAAATTAAAAAATCTAGCTGAAAAATATTTCAACGATAATAGCTGCGACCTTCCTAAAATGACTTATAAAATAGAATTTCAACCGCTTAGCCAAACGGAAGAATACAAGGAAGATGGATTAGCTGAACTAGAATATATAGGCATGGATGATAGTGTATATATAGCTAACAGCAAATATGGAATAAGAGACCAAGCTAGAGTTATAAAAACAACTTATAACGTATTAGCAGACAAATATATATCTATAGAATTAGGTGATCCAAAGACAACACTAGGCTCAATCATAAATAAAAATAATACTGACACAGTAACAAAAGATGAAGTAAAAGACATTGTAGATAAAACAAATAAAAAAGATTATCCTAATACATTGCCAGCGGTTCCAGTTGTAACTATAGATAGAGCTGGATTTAAGACGATATCATTAAGTTGGACTTTTGATAATAAGCCTTATTATTCTTATCAAGTTTATGCTAGTCAAAAACAAGGATTTACACCCAATGTATTTGACTTGATTTATGAAGGAAAAGGAAGTGCTTTTCTTCATGAAGTAGAATGTTCACAAACTTGGTACTACAGAGTAAGAGCGATTAATACTTATGGAAATGCTACGGATTTTTCAGAAGAAGTTAGTGCAACAACTACCAAAATAAGTGATGCTGCAGAATATTTTCAAGAAGCTGCGATAGAAAGTGCTTTGATTGGATCACTTAATGCTGATGTAATCAATGCTGGGAAACTCAAAGGCACTTTTATAGATGCAAGACAACTAACAGTTACAGATGGAAACGGAAATATTACTTTTCTGATAGATAGCGAGGGTAATGTAAGTATCCGAGCAACAGAATTCAGTCTCGAAGGCAAAACTATCAGTTCCTACATTGACGATGTGACTACTGATATATCCGAGCAAAAAGAAAGAATAAATAAAATACTTGAAGATGGTACATTAATACCTTCTGAAAAAAGGCAATTACAAATAATTTTAGATGATATAGCAGAAGAATATGCTGAAATCACAGCAAATGCCTTAAAGTACAATATAGCTTACAATGATTTTCAAACTGCATATAATGCTTTATATAATTACTTAACTGTAGATTGCAAAATAAACGACATTGAAATTACAACAAATGTGCATCAAGATACTTTGAAAAATTATTTTGAAAATTATTATACAAAAAGAGGAAATATAAACAATTTAATAAATGATAAAATAAATAGTAATATTGACGATAAATTAAGCAGTTCAGATTCTGAAGCAGTATTTAATGCTCTTACTAAAAATGGAACAATACAAGGGTTATATATGCAAGATGGAAAACTTTATTTTAACGGTCAATATATTAATGCTAAAAATTTAAAAGTAATAGATTCAAAAGGAAATACTACTTTCTATATAGATTCAAATGGGAATGTAACAATTAATGCAACAGACTTTAGCTTAGAAGGTAAGGCTATAGATGACTATGTAAATTCTCATGTAGTAGAAGTTACAGGAATTACAATGAAGAGAGTATCTATATCTTACTATATTTCTACTTCACCTACTCAGTTATTAGGAGGTAGTTGGTCCACAACAAAACCTACTTGGGTAAGTGGGAAATATATATGGCAAAAAACAGTAACTACATATTCTAATAATACAACAAGCGAATCAGAACCAGTTTGTATAACAGGACCAAAAGGTGAGCAAGGTACTCCAGGTGGTAAAGGCGACCAAGGTGTGTCTATTACTAGAGTAAGTAACAGATATGGCAAAAGTACATCTAAAATAGACCCTCCAACAACTTGGTATACAAACTATCCAGAATGGGAAAGAGGCTATTACATATGGACTAAATCTATAATCTATTATAGTGATGGTACAGCAACAGAAACCACACCTTATGTAGATACTTCCTGGGAAGGTATGGCAAATCTTGTAGATAATAAAGTTGATAACACACAACAAGCAATATTTAATGCTCTTACAAACAACGGACAAGTACAAGGTATATATTTACAAAATGGAAAAGTTTATTTAAACGGAGAATATATAAAAACCAATAGTTTAAATGCATCTAATATAACTTTCGATGATTTAACAGGTAAAACTATAAAAGGCGCTAGATTTTTCACTGCACCTAAAGAAGGTGCAACTGATGGATATTTATTTAGAATTTATTCAGATGGTAGTGTTTATAGTTCTAAAACAATCCAAGTATATGGAGAATCTAATGATGGAAGTTATGCTCAATTAACTCCTGGCAAAGTAACTGCGACAGAATATTTACAATCGCCAGGACTTATTACAAGTAACAACAGTCTTTATTTTGGGATACAAGGATATACGCCACCAAATGATAACTCAACAAGAATGGTTAAATTGACAAGAGATGCAAATAATGAATATACCTATTTCATGCCTTGTTATAATCCTACAAGCTCAAGTGGGGGTATAAGATTAGGTTCTACAAGTGGATTTTGGAATGTTGTATATGCAACTAATGGTGTAAAAACAAGTTCAGATAGATCACTAAAAGAAAATATTAATTACTTAAATAAAGAAAGCTCAATTAACTATGATGATTTGTATAATTTTATAAAAAACGATTATGCCTTAGCAACTTATAATTATATAGGAGAAAGTGAAAAGAGAATATCAGCTATAGCCCAGGATATGCTTGTAAATTCAGATGGTACTGATAATAAAATTGGACAGTTAATAACTAATTCAGAAGAAGCATATAAAACACAAGCAACGTTAGCAATAGAAGAAACCCAATTGGTCAATGTATTAATAGGAGCATTAAAAAAGACAATGGAGAAGGTTGAGGAATTAGAAGATAAGCTAAATAGTAAATAGAAAGGGGATGTTGATTTGATTAAATATGATTACACAGTAACGGTTACAGGTAACACGGCAAAATTAGATAAAGACATATATTTATTTAGGGGAAATAAGAATGTGCATTATTATTTTGCTATAAAAAATGCATCTTTTAATTTTAAGGGGACTACAGATCTAATAGAAAAAACAAATGCAATAAATGCTGCAGTTACAGTTGTGAAACCAAATGCAGTAGAAGTAGCAAATGCTATAGCTCCAGTAGAAAATGGTAAAATACACCTAAAGGTAACAGAAGATCTAATCGATGAAGAAGTAGAAGTCGGAGATTTTGATTTGGTATTTGATTTGTTCGATGATACTGACGGGGCAGTAACAATTCCAAAAGTAATAGGACAATTCCATGTACTAGAAAGACCATGCACAACTCCCATTTCCGAATTGGTAGCAACTAACACAACAAATGAAGTAGACCAGGCTCTAACGGATTATGCTATTGTTACTTATGCAGAGCCTGTAGCTTCTACAAATGCAGACGGAACTTTTGCTAAAAAAACATGGGTGCCAAAAGAAAAAATTACAACAGCAGAGTTAAATAGAATAGAAGAAGGTATTTTCAAAAATAGTTCGCAAATTAAAGATATTGCGAACAACCAACCAACTGATTTGTCATTAGATAGTGCTACTAATTTACTTCAACTTGTAAATTCAAAGGGTAGTAAATTAGGCAATGGAATAACACTTCCTATATCAAGTGGTGGGGGCACAAGTCAGTATTTACATATAAAATATTCAACTACAGGAGCACCACAGTTAGCAGGACAAATATCAGATACACCAAACGCATATATAGGCTTATGTGTAGATGCAAATGCAGATGCTCCAATAAACCCACATTCTTATACTTGGTATAAATGGAAGGGCGAAGCTGGTGCAAAAGGAGATACTGGAGCAACTCCAAGCTTGCAAATTGGTACAGTAGAAACACTTGAGAGTGGAAGTAGTGCGACTGCGAGTATTACAGGAACTACAGAAAATCCTCTATTGAATTTAGGTATTCCTCGAGGTGAAGGTGGTACTGGTGGAAGTGAAAAAGAGTGGAAATTATTGAAAGATTTAACTTTAACAGAAACTGTTAGTGCAATTACGGAAATTTTTGATAATGATTATAAAGAAATATTAATAATAGCAAAAGGAAAAGCAGGAGGAACATCTAATTGTGGAATGGCAATAACTAGTTATTCTGAAAATCAAGCAAGTGGGGTTGATTTAGTATTATCATCGATATTATGGCAAGTAAATGAAGAATGTACATTTTCGATATATTTATGTGCTGAAAATCCAGTTTTATTTTTAATTTGGAAAAGATGCAATAGTTCAATTCTTTCTAGCAGTGAGGGCACATATAATTCAGCAAATTGGAATGATAAAAAAGGTATAAATAAATTGCTTTTTAGATATGGTACCTTTGCTGAAGGTAATAATTATAAGATTTATGGCAGATAAGGAGGGATATTATGACATATAGAATATACGATAATGGAATATATAGAGATGCTACAACAGAAGAAATAGAAGAATTTGAAAAAATGCAACAACAAGAACAAACAGAACAATCTAAAACTCAACTAGACTTGATTCAAGAAGAACAAGAAAGACAAGCACAAGCGATTGAGGAATTAATAATGATGACTTTGGGAGGAGGTGAATGATATGGCTGAATTTTTAGCTTATAGAATAATACAAGGTAAATTAACTTATGGAAAAGTACCTACAAAGTTAAAAGAGCAAGTTAAACAAATATTAATAGAAAGCGGATGTGAAGAATTAATAGCTGAATAGCTCGTTTAATATCCATTAAGTTCGCAATTTAAAAATATTGTGAACTAATTTGCTAAGTAAATACCAAGTAAATACAAAGTAAAAAAATGGTATTTAAACCATCTTATAGTATAATAACTGTAAGGGGGTGAAAAAAGATGTAAAATGTGAGAAAATAAAAAATAAAAACAATATATAATTAAAAAAACTAAATCTATTTTTAAAAGGACTGTACCGCTACAGTCCTTTTTTATATAAGAAAGGAATTTTGCATGAATGATGAATGGTTAAAAGACACACTAAAGAGACACGATGAAAGGCTGCAAAGACATTCTGAAAGAATAGACAAACTAGAAAATACACAGTCTGAAATGGCAGTAAAAATAGAAAATCTATGCAATACCATAGACAAACTAGCAAGCAACTTAAATAAACTAACTTGTGCAATTATAACAGCATTGGTTAGTTTTTTCTTTTATGCAATACAAAATAATTTATTTAATTAATAGGAGGTAGTTATGTTTGATTTAAATTTATTAGGTAGCTATTTAGTTTTAGTAGTAGTAGGTATTTGTGTATGTGTAGGATATGTTATAAAAACAAGTTTTAGTTTTATAGATAATAAATACATACCTTGCATCATGGCGCTTTTAGGATGCGCTTTAAACATATGGATAGCTGGATATGTAAGTCCAGAAGTTATACTTGGTGGATTATTTTCAGGACTTGCTTCTGTTGGCTTACATCAAGCTTTTAAGAACTTGATAGAAAAATAGATATAAATACTTTATAAGGTAACTGTAAGGTGCTTAGAGAACCGATAAGAAGGTCGATTTTTTAAGCATCTTTTATTTTCAGAAAGGATTTGATAATATGACTAAATATATAGAAAATGGTGTATTAAAAAATGGAATGACTATAGGAAAAGCTAAAGTAATATCTACGAATTTACTAAAAAAGGGACATATGGTACCATACAAAGCTTTTACACCAACTAGCATAACAATACATGAGACAGATTGCCCAGATATACCAGCTACACAATTTTATTTAAGTGTTAAAAATGGCCAAAATGATTTAAACAGAAAACCTCAAGCTAGTTTTCAACTTTGTGTAGATGCTTATATAGTAAGACAAATTGTAAATTTATACAGAACTTGCTGGCATGCTGGATGCAAAGAAGGTAATGCAACATCAATAGGAATAGAGATATGCCAATATGAAAATAATAGAGAATTGCAAAAACAAGCGTATTTAAATGCTGCAGAACTTGTAAAAATATTAAAATCAGAAATAACAACAGTAAAAAAAGTAAAAAGACATTATGATTGGACTAGAAAAATATGTCCTTCTTATATGATAACTAAAAAGTATTCTGGTTTAACTTGGAATTGGTTTTTAGATCAATTAAACTCTAAAGAAGAAGCTAATAAAACTAAGTATGTTAGAATACTAAAAGACATAAATATACATAGCAAGGCTGACTTTACAGAAGAAAATACTATTGGCAAGGTTACAGCTGGTGGAGCTTATACTGTAGTAGAAACTATAAAAAGAACTGGAACAGATATGTATAAACTAAAATCAGGAGTTTATATAACAGCATCGCCTAAATATGTAGAAGTGTTTGAAAGATAAGCTTATCGGTCGCTATCGGTCGCGTCCGATAAAAATAGCTAGAAGGTGTTAGCCCTCTAGCTATTTATTATTTCTTTTCTAATGTTTTTATTTCGTCATCATCACCATTTATTAATATTTCTAATTCTTTTTCTAATTCTATAAATAAACAGTTTATTCTGAGTTGTCTTTCTTTGTAAGTACATTTATCTGGATATTTTTCACATTTTTTACATGAATCCGATTTACATAACGTTTTTCTCATCATTGTAATACTTCTCACGCCCATATAATCCAATTCATCAAAAAAATCATATAAATTCATTTAACCACCTCTTTGTATGTTAATTAATTTTTATTTCTTTTCTATTATTATTTTTCTACGCTCCTTTTGTCATATCCTTGGTAGAAATAATATTTTCTTTCTCCATAACTATAATGTATCTCTTCTGTTTCTTCTGGAAGATCTACAATCTTGCAAAGTTTTTTATAATCTTTTTCTTTGAAGTCCTTTCCTATACAACCAAGTGCATTAGTATAATTATTATTTCTTAGAATTTCGAAAAATTGTTCCTTAGTGAATTTTTTGTTAAACTCTTGACCTAGTCTGTACCATTTATTCATTTCTTTTCCCCTTCTCTATTATTATTTTATTATTTTCAAAAGTAGCTGTTATTTCTCTATTTTCTGAATCAATACCCATTTCTTTAATCCATGCTACTGGAAGAGTTAACTTGTAAGACAATGCATTTTTACTTGCATTGCCTCCAGCTTTACAACAACTTACTTTCAAATTTCTTTGTTCCATATATCTTCCTCCTATCTATGTTGACCGTAGTGGTATATTAATATTTCTATATCACATTCACAAGCATTGATTATTTCCCAAGCTTTTGTCATGTTTTTTAATACATTTATGCCTATTTGTAATGCTTCAACTTTTGTAAGTTCTAATTCTTCATTAGTTTTTCTTATTTCGTAATTCGTTTTACTTCCTTCACTTGCTCCTAATCTTTCTATTTTTCTTTCAAATTGTGCTATTCTGCTTTCTCTACAATTTTCAGCATATTTTATTTGTTTTTCACTTTTTCCTTCTATTTTCATTTCTTGTTCCCCTTCTTGAGCTAAGAAAGATAAACATAAACCTAATTGAGCTTGATAATCTACTTCTGGATATTGTTCTTTTATTTCCTTTGTCATTTTATGAGCTTCTTTCATTAAATTTCTTTTCATCTTCCTTACCCCTTTCTTATTATTTATTATACTTATATAATATACTATTGGTTACCAATAGTCAAGTAAATTTGAAAAGTTTTTTTCTAAAATTTGTATAAATATTCCAGATATAGTTGATACTCTAATAAAGGAGGTGTCGGCATGAAAAAACTAGCATTAGAAGTAGCAGGACGCATAGCATACTTAGGAATTGGAGTAGCAAGTGCTATATTATTCATATTATACAATAAAGATGTTTTTATGGGATGGTTTTACAGGTATCATGATACAGACAAACAATAATCTGTGTGGTGATACCTGTAAATAGTCCTATATTTTAAATTTGACCTCCAAAGTAAATTGTGCAAATCTCTTTTTTTCTTTGTTATATAAAATTTCCTTTATAATAGTTTTCAAAGCCTTATTTTTCAATTCTATATTATCAGTGTTTTCATAACTTTCTATAGCACACTCTATATTTTCTGCTAACTCCTTATAATCAATGTCCTTGCTAACTTCTGCCTCTAATAACTTTTTAGTACCTTTTATAGCTATTTCTATTTCTTCTTTCTTATTTGCCAAAGTCTGTTGTCTTTCTAAAAAAGTATCTACATCATATATACCTCTTTCTAGCAAGTCATGTAATTTATTTTTCTGCTTATCTAATTCTTTTTCTTCTTTTTCTAGAGTGGTTAGAGTATTTTGTAACATCTCTAGTTGCTTATTTTCTCTATCTTCTATTTCTGTATTATCTAACTCATCTTTAATCTCTTTTAATTTTATTTTCAAAACATTTATTATTTCTTCTTCTATTAGATCTAGCCTAGAAGAGCCAACCTCGTAGCATTGTTTGCAACGCAAATAAAGTACAGGGCCTTCTTTACCTGTATTGTAAGATGCTACCATTGTATGTTTACAATTAGAACATTTTACTATACCAGCTAATGGATTAATTAGTTTTCTACCACTTTTCTTAGCGGGTATTTGATTATTTATTCTTATTTCTTGTGCTTGATTCCAGTCATCTTCACTTATAATAGCCTGATGTTTTCCTTTACACGCTATCATATCACTTTCTCGATTTTTTCTTGTTTTTGTTCCTTTTCTCTTATATTCAAACCAAGTCACATAGCCACAATACGTTTTATTTCTTATAATCCTTCTGACTGCACATTCTGTAAAACATTTACCAGCAGTTGTTTTATAGCCTAGAGTGTTTAGATGATTCATTATCTTATATGCACCTTCTCCTTTTAGATACATATCAAATACAAGTTTTATTGCTGGAGCAGTTTCTTCATCTATCATCATGTGCCTTTTCCCTAATTTATCATACTCGAATTTGTATCCTAAAGGGGCTATTGAGCCTATGAAATTACCTTCTTCTATAGATTTAACTCTACCACGTTGCATACGTTTAGTTATTACTTTTAATTCTCTACGTGCAAAGAAGGTTTTAAATTCCGTCATTTCTTCGTCTAGTTCGTTGTTTAGGTTGTAAGTCTTATCAGGTGTAACTATATAAGTATTACTTTGTTTGAAAGTATTTATAATTTTACCCTGGTCCTGCATATCTCCACGTCCTAGACGGTCTATATCCATACATAATACAGCATCATACAGATTATTTTCTACTTCTTCTAGAAGTTGTATCATTTTAGGTCTTTTTGCAATACTATCTCCACTAACTATTTCTTCTTTTATCTCAACTATATCAAGGTTTTGTTTTTTTGCAACTTCTAAAAGTGTACTCCTATGCCTACTGAGTGTATCGACCTTTTCTTTCTTTTCTAATTCTTCATCAGCCCTAGATTTTCTAAGGTATATACATGTTTTCATTGGTAACCCTCCTTATAAAAAAAGAGCAGCTGGTAAAACTGCCCTGATGTTTGTCTATAATTTTAATATTTGTTCTTTTTTATTTTCATATTCTTCTTCAGTTATAGCACCCATATCTAGAAGTTTTTTGAATTTCATTAATTCATCTGCATCACTTGATATATTTTGACTTCTATAGTTATTTTTATTTTCTATATAGTTCTCTATATATCCTTTAATTTCTAATATTTGTTCATTATCTTTTTTAGCGAAAGAAATAGTATTTTCATCTTGTACCGCATTAAAAACTCCGCCTTTAGCCTCTTGGCTACCCATTAATATTATTTGTAGATATCCAGTAGTTAAACCAGGTTTTTTATATTGTACTCCTGTTACATTATCTAAACAGATTTTCTTTGTACCTGTAAATCCTTTATTTATCGAATTCATAATTCCTTTAGCAGTAATAGAAATAAATTTCCCTTCTAAGACAATTTCATATTTACCGTTTGATTTTAAATTGTAAACTTTTTTAGAAGTTATAACTTGTCTTTCATTAGATTTATCTTTTTTAGATTTAAATAATCCCATAATTATCCCCCTCTTTAGTTTTCATTTTTTCTTAAATTGTAGCATATACCAAATTAATTTACACTATTTTCTAGTATAAAATAGATATTATGCTACAAAAATGATAGTATGAAGATACTAATTTACCAACAAAGAATAAAAAAGAGATATTCATTAGAAAAATTAGCAAGAAAAACTAATATTAGTAAAGCTGCACTTAATAACTACGAAACTGAAAAAAGGAAGGTGAATATATTCCAGCTAGAAGATATAGCCAAGGCTTTAGATTGTAAAATAACAGATTTGTTTGATTCTTATTGGAAGTAAGCATAAATTTCCGTCTACATATGTGGAAATTTTACTAAAATATTCCAAAAAGGTCTTATTAGATAGTATAATAAGACTATACAAAATATTTTGTAATTTACATATACTATATATCTGAAAAATAGTATATAATATATGTAAACGATTAATTAGAACATATGTTCTATGATTTAAGGGGGGAATAATCTGGAATATGAAAGAAAAATTAATAAATGCAATAAAAAATCATAAATTAGATCATAAACATTTAAATGAAGTTATAAAGCTAGCTAAAGAAGAATTGAATAAAACAAAAGACTAGGGATTACCTAGTCTTTTTTTATTAGTCCAAATGCCATTTTAGTTATTAATTCAAGTTGTTCATCTGTTAATTGTTCTGCTAATTTAATAGCATCATGTTCTTTTCCTGACATATCTTCTAACGGTTTTTTATTATCTACACGCCCTAGCAGATAATCTGTGGTAACGTCAAATATATCTGCTAATTGTAAAAGCGTATGGGCATCTGGTACGCTTATGCCTCTTTCGTAGCAACCGTATGCTCCTTTTGTTAAACCTATTTTACTAGCGATTTCTTGTTGTGTATAATTATTTTCCTCTCTCAGTTCTCTTAATCTTCTTGCTAACATGTTTTTCCTATCCTCCATTAAAATGCACTTTATCTATAAATATGTTATAAGTTAATTATACTTATATATTCTCTATTTATGCAAATTTTCCTCGCCTTTTTGAAATAAAATCGAAAAATTTTAGTCAAAACACTTGACAGGCTAATTTAATTTGCTATAATGTAAGTATAACAAGTCAATAAGATTTGCTTAATAATTAAAAAAACTAATTAAATTCGATTGGAGGTGATTTGATGAATAAGCTAAGAGAATACAGAACAGAGGGCAATTATAGACAAAGAGACTTAGCTGAAAAAATAGGAGTAACAAGACAAGCATTTTCTTGTTATGAATTAGGAATAGCTAAACCTCCACTAGACAAAGCTAAGAAACTAGCTGATATATTTGGAGTAACAATAGAAGATATTTTTTTTAGTAAATCAGATGAATTAAATTCGACTAATAAAAACATTGACTAATAATATTGATTGAAAGGAGATTGAAACATGGATTACATAAACGAAATGAATAACTTAGTACAAACTATATCATCAAGAGAAGTAGCTAAGATGATGGAAAAAGAACATTGGGAAGTACTTAGAATGATTGAAGGTAACAAAGATGTTGTAGGTATAATCCCAGTTTTAATAGACCACAGTTTTGTGGTGAATGAATATTTTATAGAAAGTGAATATAAAGCAAGTAACGGTAAATCTAATAAGTGTTATGAATGTACAAAAATGGGTTGCGAAATGTTAGCTAATAAACTTACTGGTGAAAAAGGAATATTATTTACAGCAAGATATGTTAATAAGTTCAACAAAATGGAACAATACATAAAAGAACAAGTCCCACAGTTGACAGAGGAAGACCAAGCAATATTAAGCATAGTAAATTCAACTAGCAAAGCTGAAACGGCATTAGCTATTAAAAACTATAAAGAAGTGGTTGAGAAACCTCTAATAGAAACCATAGAAAAACAATCAGATGCAATAAACGAATTAAAACCACATGCAGAATATGCAGAAAGAGTTTTAGAAGATAAAAAAACATTATTAACTCCAACTCAAATAGCTAAAGATTTTGGAATGGCTGGTCAAGGTTTGAATGCATTACTCCATGAGTTAGGAGTTCAATATAAGCAAAATGGTCAATGGCTTTTATATGCTAAGTATCAAGGTAAGGGATATACAGGACCATATCAACCAGATATACCGAATGCTAAACCTCAGACAAGATGGACTCAAGCTGGTAAAAAGTTTATCCATGACATTTTAAGAAAAAATGGCTATAAAACAATTTTAGAAAATCAACAAGAACAACAATGTTTTGACTTTAACTAAGGAGGATTTAAACATGGAAGAATTACAAGTAATTTATAATCAAGAAGTTTTGGGACAAGATTTTAAAATTTATGGAACAGAAGAAAATCCATTGTTTTTAGCTAAAGATGTAGCGAATTGGATAGAACATAGCAATCCTAGCAAAATGGTTAAAGATGCTGATTTAGACGATGCAGAAGTCGCAAGACATCAATTAAGCACTCTAACTAATAGTTATACTGCCTTATTTTTAACAGAAGATGGACTTTACGAGGTATTAATGCAAAGTAGAAAACCAATAGCAAAACAATTCAAAAAGAAAGTAAAAGAAATATTAAAACAAATTAGAAAAACTGGTGGCTACATACCACACGATGAAGACGAAGATGATGAAACAATAATGGCTAAAGCTTTAATAGTAGCGCAAAAGACAATAGACAATAAAAACAAATTACTGGAAGATGCTAAAAAAGAAATTGCAGAAAAAGACAGAGTGATAACTCAAATATCTATATCACAAAACACAAAATTAGTTAGAGAAACTGCTAAAGCAATCTCAAAATCAAATAGCAAGATACTTATAGGAGAAAGAAGATTATATGAAAGACTGAGAAGTTGGGGCTGGGTATGTAAAAACTCAACAGAAGCTACTCAATATGCAGTTGAAAGAGGTTATTTAGAAGTATCAGAAGGTACTAAGAAAACAGCAAGAGGAACATTCACATTTAGAACAACAAGAGTAACTGGTAAAGGTGAAATAAAAATCATTGAAAAACTTCTGAAAGAAAAAGATCTTGAAAAATTACTAGAAGAAAACGAAAAAAGTAAATAAGAAGTATTAATTTAGGGGGTAACTAAATATGGCGATATACACAGGAACAGAACATTTCTTCAAAAGAGAAGTAGAAGCAGTATCAGACATATTAAGAGCTAGAGGTTTTAGAGAAGAATGGAGCATCATAACTCCATACCAAGCAGAAATTAAGATGTTTCACGTGTTACAAAACAAGTTTGCACTACTTAGAAAACAAGGCAATAACACAGTAGTAGATTATTCGAGATAGGGGATAAGAAATATGAATTTAAAATTGGAACGTATTAGAAGAGGGTTAAATCAAAAGCAACTATCAAAACTTTCAGGAGTTGGTGTAACTACGATAGTAAAAATAGAAAAAGGTGATATTGATAGTGTTATGGTCCATAATTTAAGAAAAATTGCTAATGCATTAGGGATGACTATAACAGAGTTATTTTTTAATGACGAACAATAGGAGGCATCATGATAGTAAAATACATAGCAGTAAGTATAGTTTTTTCAGTAGGCTTTTTCCTAGGAGCATGGTGGAGAAGTATCCACGAATAGGACAAATCCAAGAATACATAGTTTTTAGTAGGGGGTGCTTAGATGGAGTATAAAATAACCCATGAATATGAAAACGACAGAGCAAAAGTGATTATGAAGTCACCAGTAGGGCTTACAGAAGAGGAAAGAAGTTTAATCTTAAAAGATATAAAAAAAGCATTTTATGAAATAGCTAAATACAATTACCAACAAGCTCAGGAAGGTGCTGGAGCTTAAAAAAGGGGGGATAACAAATGACAAATCAAGAGTTTAGAGTAAAAGCTTTAGGTTTATTTGCTAAAGCAGAATACATCAACGATAATCTAGAATTTGCAAAAATAGGAATGGACCTATCTTTACAAGTTAGTGGTGAAAGCTATTATGCTTTAACGATTTCAATCGAAGAATACAACAAAAAAGTACATTATATAGTGCTTACAAGCGCTGGTTATAATGTAGCAACAAATCTACACGACATTTCAGACTTACTAGACAACTATATCGAAGGAATCAAGGAGGTGATATAAATGACAATGATATGCACAACAGAATACCTAGATAGAGCAGCAAAAGAAAACCCAGATATGACTTTTCTTGAATACATAGCAATGTTACAAGTTAGAAGAATAACAGGAGAACAAGAAGAAATGACATTAGAAGATGCAAAAGAATTTGCACAAATAGAACAAGATTACCAAGACTTAGTTTACGATATGACACACCAATAAAAAATTCAATAAAAAATAAGCTCTCTAGAGTACCAGTCTAGGGAGCTATAAATCAAACACTATATGTAATATAAGATACTTAAATTATACCATAAGAGGGGGATAATATGAAGTTAAAATTACAATCTGAGGGAGTAAAAAACTCAGATATAAAAACACTAGAACAAAGATTATTCCTAGTTAGACTATATAGAAATACTACCGACCCAGAAGGTAGATTAGGATTTATCGAAGGAGCTGAATTTGCTCTAAGAAATAGAAAATTTATGACATTAGATATATTCAAAGAACACTATAAAGACACATTAAAACAAATAGGAAATAGAAAACATGATAGTTACGAAAGCAGTTTATTATATGCTTTACGACTTAATATAGAAGAATTAGAGATAAATAAGGAAGGTGAATAACATGAACTTGCATCAAAAGCTAGTAGAAATAAGAAAAAATATCAAAGGCTTTTCAAAAGACACTAAAGGATATGACTATATATTTGTAAGTGGAACTCAAATTTTAAGAGCTATTAAAGATAAAATGGACGAGCTAGGAGTGTTATTAGTACCAGAGATAGATTATAGTACATTTCATTGGGAAAAACATGAATATGTAACAGCAAAAGGAAAAGAAAAATTAGATTTTATAGTTACTGCAAAAATGACATACACATGGATTAATGCCGAAGAACCAACAGATAAATTGGTAGTTCCTTGGGTTTGTATCGGACAACAAACAGATGATATCAGCAAGGCTATGGGGACAGCACTAACATACAACGAAAGATACTTTCTATTGAAGTTCTTAGGAATACCAACAGATGAAGATGATGCTGATTCTAAACCACCAACCGAAGCACAAAGAAGTTATAGCAATAATTATAATTCTAAAAAATTATCGGACAAGCAGTTAGCTAGATTATATGCACTAGCTAACAAAGCTGGAGTAGATAAAGATCTAGTTAAGCAACAAGTAATGAAAAAATTCAACAAGGAAGTAAAAGACTTGACTAAACCAGAATATGATTTAGTTTGCAACGGATATGAAAAAGCAGCAGAAAAAACAGCATAGAGAAACTAGAGAGATAAGTAACAAAAAAAGAAAGGAGTTTATTCTCCTTTCTCCGAGTTAACTTTAACATAATCTTTTAAAATTTTAATTATTAGATTTGATAAAGTCCTATCTTCTTTAATTGCTATTTGCTCTAGTTTTTCTCTTAAATCATTTGGCATTCTAAATGTAAATTGTTTAGTTGTCATAACACACCACCTTTATTTTTTATTTACATTTTAACATATTTAAGTAAGATAAAGCAATATCATTATATTATTTTGCAAGACAAGTATTTACAATGTAAGACAAAAATAGTATAATATAACTATAAAGATACGAAATTTGACATTTTATAAAAGGGGGGAGCAGATAATGAATGAATTACAAAAATCTTATTATGCGATAATTCCAGCTAATGTAAGATATGATAATGATTTAACTCCTAATGCAAAGCTACTATATGGGGAAATAACTGCTTTATGTAATGAAAAAGGTTATTGCTGGGCTAGTAATAATTACTTTGCAGAGTTATATAAGGTATCTAAGAAATCTATTTCAAAATGGATAAACCAGCTAATACAAAAGGGATATATAAAATCACAAATCATATATAAAGAAGGAAACAAAAGTATAGAAGAAAGAAGGTTGTATATAAGTAAACCTATGGAAGAAAAGTTCCATACCCCTTCACCAAAAGTTCCATACCCTATGGAAGAAAAGTTCCATACCCCTATGGAAGAAAAGGTTAAGGATAATAATACATATATTAATAATACAAATAATAATGCTGTTATTTCTTTAGATGTTATAGACAATATATGGAAATTATATCCTAATAAGAAAGATAAAGCTAAAGCTTATAAGTACATCAAAAGAATACTTACAAAAGAAAAGATAAGTGTAGAAAAATTAGAAAGAGCAGTAAAAAGATATGCTAAAGAAAAAGAAAATACAGACAAGCAATATATAAAACATGGAAGCACATTTTTTAATGGAGCTTATATAGATTATTTAGATGAAAACTACCAACCAAGTGAATCAGTTCAACCAACTACAAAAATCGAATCATCATTAGACTTGCTAGACTTGATAAATGGACCTGGGGAATAGGAGGATTTATGAACAATTATTTATACAATTTAGAATATGAAAGAATAGTTCTCGGGATGGTATTGTTAGAACCTAACTTATTTGAAGTAATACAGGATTTATCGGAAGAAACTTTTTATTTCGAATATAACAGAGTTATTTATAAAGCAATGAAGCTACTGGATAAAGAAAAATCACCGATTGATCTAATAAGTTTAGTAAATAAGATAGAACAAATAGATAATACAGTTGAAATGATGTATATAACGAATTTAAACCAATATGCTACAGCAGCAAGTAATATAGAGTTTTATATTGGTGAAATAAAAGAAATGAAACAAAAAAGAGACACGATAGAACTTGCTAAAAGCCTTATAGAAGGGATTCAAACAGGGAGAAATATAAATGCCTGCATTAACACTTTTGAAACTGGCACAAAGGCAAATAAAGAAGTAGATGAAGATAATGCATTGAGTTCTATAATAGCAAATATGTTTGACAAGTTAGGGGAAAAGATAGAACGTGTATTAACTGGAATAAAAATAGTGGACAAGCTAACAGAAGGTGGCCTAGCTAAAAAAGAATTACTTACTATAGGAGCTAAAAGTGGAGTTGGTAAAAGCGCTATGAGCTTAAGAATGGCTATTAATATGTTAAAACAGGGCAAAAAAGTCCTAATAGTTAGTAGAGAAATGAGTAAAGAGCAAGTAGCTGAGAGAATTTTACTAAGTTATGCAGGGATAACAAGACAAGAATATCGCAGCGGAGAGTTATCTTCAGGCAAAACCAAGAAAATAATAGAGACTATGGAAAGTTTGAATACAGATAAGTTGAGAATAGACGATAGTATAAGCACGATAGCACAAATTAAAAAGGCACTAAGAATGTATAAGCCAGACGTACTGATAGTAGATTATGTACAACTATTAACTCCAACAGATACAAAAGTCTCTAGAGAACGACAGGTAGCGGAATTGTCGAGGGAATTAAAGAATATAACATTAGATTTCAACATGATAGTAATACAACTAACACAGTTAGCGGATAAAGGTACTGGAAATTATAGACCGCATGGAGAAACTTATTGTAGAGAATCAAGGGCAATATACCAAGATAGCAATCAAGTGGTTTACATACATGAAGTTACAGAAGAGAAGGAATTAGAACAAGCATGGAAAAGAACAGGTTTTAATGAAGGCACTAGACTAGAAGAATTTATCGAAAGCATGAGAGATAAAAAAGAAAAAGGCTATACATTAGTTGAAGTCATTCTGGATAAGAATCGAGATGGAGATAAAGGGTCTAGATATTATCTGTTCTGCGGAAAAGAATTAATGTATTATCCTATAGGAAATAAATAGGGGGTGCGGAGATGGAACTGTATAAAAATTACAACGAAAAAACCATAAAACTTATAAAAGAATTAGGATTTTATGGCAAAACACCAAAGGAAATAGAATTACTAATTGTTTTAGAACTAGAAAAATGCAAGAAAAATAGCACTTATGAGGAAATAAAAACCATTGCAGAAGTTCAAGGACGTTTATTGGAGCATATAAAAACTATAAAGTAACTACAGGGGCTTGTTAGTCCCTCAGAAGGGGATAATCAAATGGCAAAAAGACTATCAGATATAGAAAAGAGAAAGATAAAGAGATTATACAATAAAGGATTAAGCATACTAAACATCTCTTATGAGTTAAATAGAAATAAAAATACTATAAAAAAATATGTAAAAGAAATGGGACTTGTTAGAGAAATTCCAGACCTAACTGAACAAGTATTTGGCAAACTTACAGTAATAGAATTAGATCAAGAATCAAGTGGTAGAAGAAAATGGATATGTAAGTGTAGCTGCGGAAATACAGTATCCGTCAGAGAATACAACTTGAAATCTGGAAACACAAAATCATGTGGATGCACTAGAAAAGAAAAATCATCAGTGAGAAATCTGAATGTAAAGCAAGTTAAAACTAGAGATAATCAAGGTGGAGTTTACTATTTTCAACCAGGAGAGATAGTCCTAAAGGGCAATTACGAAAGCGAGAAAAAATGCAGCAAAGTAAAAGAATACAAACTAAGTCCTGAGGAGTTGCAAGTCTATTTGAAATCACTAGAAACAAAAGAAGTAAAGAAAAGGGGTGAATAGTAATGGAAAAAAATATAATCGAAGTGAAAAATATAAAAACTGGAGAAGTATTAGAATTTACAGGCCAAAATGCAGTAGCGAAGTATCTTACAGGTGTATATGGCAAGAAAATATACGCTGGAGCTGTAGCATCAGCTATAAGACAAGACACTCCATATAAAAATACATGGGAAATAAATTTTATAAAAAATGCTAATAAAAAAATATGTGAGCATTGCGGCAAAGAATATACAAGTAATAGAGCAAATCAAAGATTTTGTAGTGATACTTGTAGAGAAGAATATCGTGCAGAAGAAAAAAGAGGACCAGCGATAAACAGTGAGGCGAAAATAACAAAAGACAAAGAAATATTAGTACATAAATTAGTAACAATGTTAGAGCCATATAGAACAGCAAAATAGGAGGGAATATGGAGAGATATCAGCTAAATAAAAATGCAGAAGGGTATACAGATTTAACGGCGCTAGAAGGAATTAAGAGAGCAGATAAAGGCAAAACAAATAAACCTAAGACAACAGAAGCGCAAGAGCAAAAGAGCCTTATAGAGTGGGCAAAATGGCAAGAAAAGAAATATCCAGAGTTAAAAATGCTTATGCATGTTCCGAATGAAGGAAAGAGAAGTAAAAGATATGGAGCAGAATTAAAAAGAATGGGTATGGCGAAAGGATTTCCAGATTTAGGACTATTAGTACCTAATAAAAAATATGCAGGATTATTCATAGAATTAAAAGCAGATAAAACAAAGAGCATGACAAAAGAACAAAAGGAATGGCTAGAAAAACTAAATAGTTACGGATATAAAGCTGTTAGATGTAATGGCTCAGAAGAAGCTATACAAGTTATTAAAAGATATTTAAATATATAAAGGAGAGTGAAAAAGTGATACAAATAGATGAATTTAAGGAAAGTTCCATAAAAGAAATAGCTAATCATTATGGATTAGAAAAACAACTAGACCAAACAGTAGAAGAATGTTCTGAATTAATTCAAGCTATTATGAAATGGAAAAGAGGAGACAATCCTGATGTACTTGGGCTTATATATCATGTAGCAGAGGAAGTAGCAGATGTTTGGATTATGCTTAATCAATTAACAGAACTAGATGATGATATATTTGAAGCAGCTATAGAAGATATTGACGATAAACTTGAAAGACAGCTTGAAAGAATAAAAGAGAATAGAGAAAATAAAAAAATAGGTATATAACAATGGAATTTGAATGTGAAAACCTAACAACTCTAGGATGCCCAAGAATGGATGCAGTAAAAGAATTAATGTTATTTGAACAGATAGAAAGTGATATAGAACTGGATTTAAATAATATATGCAAACGACAATGCTGCAAAGACTGCGATAACAAATGCAGTTATGAATGTGGCAAGGTAAAATATTTAGATCCAGTAGAAAATTTTAAACAGGAAGAAATAAAACAAGTTGATTATGAACAACTAAGTTTTATATAGGAGGATATAAAGAAATTGAATACAGAAGAAAAAAACAAGTTAGCAGAAGAAAATTTAGGATTAGTTTATTCAGTTATAAACAAAGAATTTACTTATGAAAAAACTACAGAAAGCGATAGAGAAAACTACATAGAAGAAGGTATGATTGGATTAGCAAAAGCTATTAATACATTTAATCCAAGTAAAGGTGCTAAATTTAGTACATATGCTTATATTTGTATAAAAAGTGAAATAAATTGCTATGTAGCAAAACAAAAAACTTTAAAAAGAAAAGTAGAATATACGTGCAAAAATTCAATAGATGATTATATTGAAGATGAAGAAGGTTTAACATTTAAAGACCTTATGATTTATGAAAAAGATGACTATACTTCTAAAGTTGATTTAGAACATTTATTAAAAGTACTAAAAAAAATAGGGTATGAAACTATAACTGTGGATTAATAAGAAAACGTACTTTGACAAGTGAATATAAAATTTATTACTTAAAATAACTTTAACTGTGGACTATATAACTTTAAATGTGGTATAATGAGGTATATTTATTTTAAGGGAGGTTTTCATGATGAGTACTTTTAGTGATAATTTTAAGTTGTCAGATGATAAAAAACTAAAAAATTATTTATATGCTTATCATTTATTGTTAAATTCAAAGGAGCGACAATCTTGTACTACTTGCAGACATAACATAGCTACAGAAATATATCAAGTTGGAGGAGTAAAAGATATTGATATGAAATGTAAATTTAATATCGAAAGAGAAAGTTGCGTATATTATGAATGCAAAAATGAAAATTTTGAAGAAATTCTAATAAATATAAAAGAGTTATTGGGAGGTAAAATAAATGGCTAAATTAACAATAACATTTGAAAATGGTGAAATAAAAAAAGAATTATTATTCGAGGGTGAAACTTTTGATTACACAATGAAACCATCTGGTTATGGAATGAAAGGCGATAAACCTTGTATATTATCACAATTTGAAGATAAATATGGATGTGATAATATGACAGATGAATTAATAGACTATGTAGATGATATAGATTTTGGAGATGAAGGCGAAATACAAGCAGCTATAGAATATTTATCAAGCATAGAAGATTAGAATGGAGTTAATATGAATATACTAAATTTACCGGAATTTGAAGTTTTAGACACAATACAGGATGACCACGATATGACGGTAATAGTAAGACCAGTTAAAGAGCCTGTGGCTTGCCCAGAGTGTGGTGGAGTTGAATATTATAAGCATGGCAAATCTAAGCGATTTGTGAGGGATTTAAATAGCTTTGGGAAACGTGTAGGGATTGAAATACATACACATAGATATAAATGCAAATACTGTGGTACCACATTTAGTCAACATTACAAAAGCATCGACGATAGAGATAAAATCACTATACGTTTAAGAGAGCAAATAGAAAAAGAATCTCTTAAAAAGCCATTTGCTAATATAGCAGAAGAATATAGTGTTTCTCCTACCACAGTAAAGCGAATATTTAATGCTTACATAGAAAGGCTAGAAAAGGATATGACCTTCCTTACTCCAGTTATATTAGGGATAGATGAGGCACACCTAAATAAAAGCATGAGAGCCGTTTACACCGATATAATCGGACGTAAGGTATTGGATATCCAACCAAGCCGTAAGAAATCCGATGTGAAAGCTTTTCTAAGTAAATTACCTAATAAGGAGAACATAGAAGTAGTAACCATAGATATGTGGAGATACTACAAAGAGGCAATATATGAGGAACTCCCAAAGGCTCAGGTAATCGTTGATAGATTCCATGTGATACAATTAGTAAACAATGCTTTAGAAGGCGAGAGAAAGTCGTTTAAAGGCTCATTAGACAAGAAACAGAGGTCTAAGCTATTAAAAGATAGATTCTTGCTACTGAGGAATAAAGAAGATTTAAATGCTAGACAGATTTGGGATATGCAATTAATGTTTCTGGACTTTCCACAATTAAAGTTAGCCTATGAGTTGAAGGAACAATTCCGAGATATCTATAAACATGATAATCGAGAAGATGCTCTAAGGGCTTATAAGAACTGGAAAAAGGCTGTCCCAAAAGATATGAAATACTATCAAGATGTTATTAAAACAGTTGATAACTGGCAGTACGAGATATTTAATTACTTTACTTGTAGAATCACAAATGCTTATACAGAGAGTTTAAATAACTTGATTAAGAACATCGAGAAAGCTGGTAGAGGTTACTCATTTGAGGTACTTAGAGCAAAAGTGCTATTCGGTACAAGTGCTACTAGAAAACCTAAATATACAAGAGCAAATACAAGTAACAAAACATATACATTTACTACGGCATTTAGTTGGAATGATTTCGTAGGAAGTACAAAATTAACAGAAGGTTTTGGAGTAGATATTCCACAACTACTAGAGGTATTAGAGAGTGATAAATTTTAATTCACTCTCTTTTATTTTCCACACTTAAAGTTGTATACCCAAAAAATAGAAATCGAAATATATGACATAAGAAAAATCATTATAAAGAAATCAGAAGGTTATAAAAATATAGAAATAGCAAAAATGATTGGAGTAGAAAAAAATACAATTAAACATAGAATAGATAAAGCTAAAATAAAACTGATTGAATTAGGAATAACAGCATAAGGAGGTTTAAATGAAAGAGATAACAAAAGAAAGATTAATGCATATAGCAAATGATATACAGGCAATAGAAATGTCGGAAATGACTAATGCTATATTAGCAGTTAAACTCGAAAAAAACATAACAGAAAAAACAAGAAGAACAAATTATATAAGCTCTTTAAAGCAGTTAATTATTAAGAAAAATATAAACATATATTTTGATAATTTATTAGAACATGGAGAAATAAAAATATTTTTTAAAAATGGAGATATAAGAACTTACTTATTAGTTGATTAGGTAAAAAAATGATTGGAGCTCAAGTGAAATATAATCAACTGACCTCCTTTTAGGAGGGAATATGAACAAAGAAGAAATGGAAAGGAATAGAGAAAAAAATGAATAAAAAAGAAAATACAATAAAATACTTCATGAAGGCATCAGAAAATGAGGAATTATTTACAACTATCGCAATGGAAGAATGTGCAGAATTAATTCAAGCAATAAGCAAAGCAAAACGAGGCAAATTGGATGCTGACAACATGGCAGAGGAAATAGCTGATGTACTAATAGGAATTGAATGGCTTAAAGAATTATATGATATTGATGCTTTAGAAGTACAAAAGTGGATAGCATATAAACAAAACAGAATCGCAAAAAAACTGGAAAATAGGGGGTAAGTATATGGCAGAGCAATACAGAAAATTTAGAATAATTTTAAAAAGTGGTAAGGAATTTGAAAGAAGTTTCAAAGAGGAAAATATCATAAGAAATTTAGCAGATATAAATAAAATAGCAGAGGAAGAAGAAAAGGGAATCAATTTATTTAAAGATGATAAAGATGGTCAAAATTTCTTTGTAAGATTTTCAGAAGTAGCAGCTATAGTTGATATAACAGAAAATTAGGTGATAAAGATGAAATGTAAATACTTTAAAAAAGAAACTGGCGATAAATACTGCAGCAACTATTTAGGACCACAAATAGTAGGAGCATATGGAGAAGGAACGATTATAAAACATAACTGTAAAGATAAATGCAAGTATGTTGATTGTAAGAAACTTGAAGAATTACAAGTACTAAAAAGGGGGTGATAAGCTTTGCTATTAAGCAGAGTGAATGAAATTGTAGAACTGGCTAGGGAATATATTAAAAAATATAATTTAACTCCACAAAAAGCCATGGAATATGCAATAACAAATATAGAAATAAAAATAGAACAAGAAGAAAAGAAACAATACTAAACACAAAATATAAAGGAGATGATAAATATGTACATGTTATTATTGGTAATTGGATATGCAATTGTATATATAACTGCAGGAAATCCGAGTTTATATACTTTAAAATGGTTAATGGTAACATTAGGATTTTTCTTAATTTATTTTGCTGGAAGAATGAGTAAAAAAACATTTTAGGGAGAAATTTATGAAAAATGTATTAGAAATAATCATAAAAATAATAGTCGGTGCTATAAGACTTTTATTATATGCAATAGCTATAGTTTTTACCATTACGATGGGTTTTATGATTTTTATAAAATGTGAAATAATAACGACCATTTTAGAAGTAATAATAGGATTTTTTACAATAGGAGCTTTACTATTCGTCATATATTACTTAGGTGATGAAGTTGTAGAAAAATTCAAAGAAAAGGGATATAGCACATTGGAAGCAATTAAATTAGCTGAAAAGGAATTGGAGGGACTATATGAATAAAAGAATAAAGATAAAAAAGGGCATCTGGCATAAAGAATGTGATTGTAGATGTGATAACTTTATAAGAATTTTAAGAGGAAGTGCATTATTAGTTTTTAATTGCAAGAACTGCAATTTAAGACCAGAGAGGGTAAGAAATGTAATATTGACTATGTTAGATGAAGATGAAGAAATACAAGAGTATACATATAGAGAAGAAGCTATAAAGACAATGTATAAAGAGAGAGTAGTAAATCCGATTATTAATGCTATGAAAAATCATAATTATAGAAAAATAATATTACCAATATATGTACCAGGAGTAAAAATAAAAGATATAGATATTGAATTTATGAAAAGACAAATTGAAGCTAAAAAATTAGAGATAATCAAATTTGAGTTATCCTCAATACAATATAGATACACATATAACATGGTTATAGAAATAAAAAGAAAAGATGTTACTATATATGATCATCATAAGCAAAACAATACAATTCATTTGATAGGAGGAAAATAAAATTATAGGGAATATATACGAAAATAAAAAACTACTGGAGGGGAAATAATGGAAGACAGAAAAGAATCGATAAAAAAAGCATTACTAACAATAAAAAAAGAATGTAGTAGATATGATGAATGCGAAGATGGACAATGCATAGTATTGGAATTACTGCCTAGTCTTGATATATGTCCGTTATACCATAATAGTCCAGAAGATTGGGAGATAGAAGAATATGAATAGAGTAATAGCAGATGCAATAATCATAGTGGTTATTGGTGCATGGATAGTGAGTAGATTATGCATGTAAGATACAAATAATTGACATAAAAAAAGGAATGCTTTCACATTCCGACAAATTCCTTAATAATATTATAACAGGAGTGTGGGAGCATGGCTAGTAAAACAATAGAAAAAGATAAAACATTTTCAGATGCAGAAGGTAAGTTGTATAATTACAACTCTATGAAAATAGAGTTAAACAGTCTAAAAATAGATTTAGAATATTTAGAAATAGACTATAAGGGATGCAAAGCTATTAGCTATGCTGATGAAAGAACAGGACAAACAAATAACATAAGCAATACAGTTGAAAATGAAGTACTTGCAAAAGAGAGACAGATAATAGAAATAGAAAATAAGATACATAAAAAAGAGAGACAAATTAGAAAAATAGAAAATGCATTAGAATTGTTAAAAGAAGAAGAGAAAAGACTTGTTAGCTTTAGATATTTCTCTAATAGAAAAAAAGCACCAAGCTGGTTAGATGTAGGAGAAGAAATAGGTTACTCAGATAAAAAATGTAGAGTTATGAGGAATGATATAATAAATAAAATAAAATCACTTATATGATTTCCGTAAAAGTTCCGTAAAGTTACCTCATAATTTCCGTAAAAGTTCCTTTTTTGGACAGAAAACTATAGTATATTTGTATTATAGGAAAATATAAAGGTTGTTTTCTTTACGAACTCTTATTGAATGTCAGATAGCCTGGTAACCTATTTGACTAGTATAATTGCTACAGTTTTTTTAAAACATTGGTTTTTTCTTGGCACAGACTTGTGCCCTCCTTAAGTATTAAGTATATAATTAACAACTTAGTTATGACAGGAAATGGCTGGGGGTAAAACCTCAGCAACGTGCAAGTAATGGAAATCACTCCCCCATGTGATACAGGTTCGAATCCTGTAGCTTGCTAATTGTAATTACTATCATACAACAACAGAAACAGATTTTAATCTCATACTCAATTTGAAAAAGAGCCCTTCATGGGCTCCTTTTGTTGTGCAAAGAAAGAGTTGATCTAAATGAGTAGAAAAATATTTCAAAGAAAAGAGTATTCAATTTATAGATGTAGTGACGGATTTGTTGTACATAATACAAACAAGAAATTTGAAAACGGGCATACACATGTAAATAATTTTTATAAAGCTAAGATACTGGTTATTATGGCTATAAAAAGAGAGATAGACGATAAGCTAAGTAAAAGAGATATAGAAAGTCTTATTAGATTAACGAATGATAATAGATATAGAAATAAATTGATAAATAAATTAGAAAGGAGTGGTATTAATGGCGAAATTGACAGCTAAACAAAAGAAGTTTGTAGAAGAATACTTAATAGACCTTAATGCCACTCAAGCGGCTATTAGGGCTGGATATAGCACGGAATCAGCAAAAGAAATTGGTTGTGAAAACTTAACGAAACCTAACGTAAAAGTTGAAATAGACAAAGCTATAGCGGAAAGAAGTCGAAGGACAGGTATTAATCAAGATAGAGTTTTAAGGGAGTTAGCAAAGATAGCATTTGTTAATCCTGGAGATGTAATAAATTTAAATCAAGCTACTGTAAAATCAGATGCAAAAGAAGAAGATTTAGCAGCTATAGCAAGTGTAAAAATAAAAAACATACCAACAGAAGATGGAGAAATAACAGAAAGGGAAATAAAACTATGCGACAAACTAAAAGCATTAGATTTACTCGGTAAACATCTAGGAATATATGACAAGAAAGATGCTGAGGATAAAAACCTAACAATAACAATCAATAAGGCAAGTGAAAAAAATGGAAATTAATATAACTTGCAATGATCACTTTGAAGATTTTGTTTTAGATTGGAATTATAAATTTTATTTTCTTGTTGGTGGTTATGGTAGCTCTAAAAGTTATCATGTGGTCCAAAAGCTGCATCTAAAATTATTACAAGAAAAGAGATTAGCATTAGTTGTAAGGGAAGTATATGACACTATACGAGATAGCTGCTTTTCACTTTTACAAGATGTAGCAGTAGATATGGGGATATACGATATGCTTAAATTTAAGACATCGCCAATGCAAGTAACATATCCTAATGGAAGCAAGATAATTTTTAAAGGTATGGATAAACCGGCTAAATTAAAATCCATCAATGGTGTATCTATTATATGGGTTGAAGAATGTTCCGAGGTTAAATATGAGGGCTTTAAAGAACTTTTAGGACGTTTAAGACATCCTACACTCAGTAATCACATTATACTTAGTGAAAACCCTATAGAAAAGGCTAACTGGACTTATAAGCATTTTTTTATTGATGAAGAAAATAATAAGAAAATACTTGATGATGAAAAACTTTATATTGAAAGAATTATCAAGACAAATAATACATACTATCATCATTCCATTTGCGATGACAATTATTTTCTACCTCAGGACTATATAAAAGAGCTTGATAACATGAAAGAATACGACCCAGATTTATATAGAGTAGCTAGACAAGGTAGATTTGGTATAAATGGTACTAAAGTATTACCGCAATTTGAAATGATGGACCACGATTTAGTTATGGCCAAAGTAGGTTCTATACCTTCTAGATTTTATAGAGCTGGTATGGACTTTGGATTTGAAACTTCATACAATGCATTAGTTAGAATTGCTATAGATGATGTGAATAAAGATTTGTATATTTACTGGGAATATTATAAAAATCATATGACAGATGATAAGACTGCTAAAGAAATAGATGAATTTAGGGCAAATAAAGAGTTGATAAGAGCAGATAGCGCTGAGCCCAAGACAATTAGATTTTATCAGCAAGAAGGTTTTAAAATGGTTGGAGCTAAGAAATATCAAGGCTCTAGGCTTCAAAATACTAAAAAAGTAAAAAGATTTAAGCATATATATTGCTCAACTAAATGTGTTAATGTAAAAAAGGAATTGAAGGATCTAACATATAAGCAAAATGAAAAAGGTGAGAATATATATGATGAATTTAACATAGACCCTCATACTTTGAGTGCTATTTGGTATGCATTAGATGGTTATGAGGTTGCAGATTATAAAAGACATTATCACAGTAGATAGAAAGGAGGAAACAAGATGCTTAATAGTTATCAAGAGTTTGTTACTGCTGAACTCGCTGGATTATATGGCTCGGCAGTATTACAAGAAATGAACGATATACTAAGACTATATGACATATACGAAGGTCGAGAAAATTTTATAGACAAGTCAGAAGAAAAAGACTATACACAGACAGAAAAAAGAACAAATCTGATTAAAAAGCTTATAAAAGAAGAATCTAGATTTTTATTCGGTAAGACTCCAGAGTTATACATTCAGCCTAAAAATGATACTGATGCTGATAAAGATAAAGCTGGAGAAATAAATCTTTATTTGAATAAAATATTAAAAGATAATCTATTCTCAGAAAAACTTGTAAAAGGTGCTAGAGACTGCTTTATCGGTAAAAGAGCTGCTATTAAATTATATGCTAACCAAGATACAAAAGAGATTAGGATAATGTTTTTACCTTCACTAGAGTTTATATATGAAAGTGATGAGGAAAATCCTAACGAACTTAAAAAGATAATATTCTTCTATCAGACAAATAAGGAAGTTGAAAAAGATAAGCAACGTATTTGGAAACAAAAGTATGAAATGATAGATGGTAGATGTATTCTTAACGAAGGCATCTACAATGGTAATGGGATATTAATAGAGCCTATAAACGTAGATGTAGACTTACAATTAAGCGGTATTCCTTGTTATGTGGTAATAAACGATGGACTAAGTGGAGACCCGTTCGGAGAATCTGATGTAAAAGAGCTTCTAGATAATCAAATTCAATATAACAGACTATCCTCAGAAGATGTAGACACACTTAGAAAAGGTATGGATAGGATTATTTATGGTGTCGACATAGACCCAGAAGCATCTGAAAAATTTCAACTAAAGCCTGGAGCATTTTGGGACGTACCAACAGACCCTACAGCAGAAGGGAAACAAGCTGCACTAGGTACAATACCGACAGACTTTAATTATGGAGACAAGATAGAAAACTCATTAAAACGTATTAAGTCAGATATGTACGAGATGCTAAATATACCAATGCTATCAAATGACGAGCTAAAAGGCATGATGACATCAGGCAAAACTATGAAAGCACTGTATTGGCAACTTATTACTAGATGTGAAGAGAAGATGATGGCATGGCGACCAGCTTTAGAGTGGTTAATAAGAGCAATACTTGAAATTACAGAAGTATATCAAATAGAAAAATTACCGCAACTTGATTATACTGTTACAGTAGAAAATAACTATCCTTTACAGGAAGATGAAGACGAAGAAAAGACATTAGACTTGCAACAAGTAAATGCACAGGCTATGTCTAGAAAAACATTCATCAAGAAATGGCAAGGTGTTACAGATGATGTGGCTGATGCTGAAATAAAACAAATAGCATTAGAAAGAGAAATGTTAGAAGAAAGTTATGTATCTGGAATGAGTGATCCAGTTGAATAATTTTTTTAAACAAAAGAATAAAACTGAAAAAGAGATGACTAGAGAAATAAAAAAAGCATATAAGAGAGTAGCAAATAATTTGATTAAAAGATTGGCTCTAGTTAATCCAGATACGATGACATATGACTATTTAAGACAAACTGCTAAGTATCTAGAAAAGGAATATAAGAAGCTTAATAAAAGACTTAATAAAGATATAGAAAAGGCTATAGTAAACACCATAGAAGGCTATACACAAAGCCAAGTAGAGTTTTACAGTGATTTATGTAAACCTCTATCTAGTAGCTTTGAAGATATGTTTAGCAAAGTGAATAAGCAAGTTTTAGACAATGTTATTACAGGTAGAGTATACAAAGATAACATAAAACTTTCTGACAGACTTTGGAGTAATCACAACAAGACTGTAAAAACAATAAACGATATACTTACAGATGGTTTTATTAGTGGGAAAGGTAGTAAAGAGATAGCTAAAGACTTAGAGGTTTATTGTAATCCGGATTATAAAAAAGAATATGAAAAGTTTACTATTCATCCTAAAAGTAAAAACAAGGTTGAATTTAATTCATATAGATTAGCAAATACCTATATAAATCATGCATACCAAGAAGCAACAAGGCAAAGTGCTAAGCATAATCCATATATAGAAAAAGTTGAATGGCTAAGCGGAACAGACGATAATGTATGCGATTTATGTAAAGAACGAAACGGAAAGAAATTCGATAAAAATAAAGTACCTTTAGACCATCCACTTGGCAGATGCACACTATTACCAGTCATAGAAGATGACTTAGAGGATATAGCTAGAGAGTTAAAAGGCTGGGCTAATGGTGGTAAAAATGAAAAACTTGATAAATGGTTTGAAGCATGGGAGGTATAAATAATGGAACTGTGTGAAGAAAAACTAAAAGAATACTTAACTGTATTAGGATATAGAGAAGAAGTCCAAGATAGCTTGATAAAATTTGCTAGAGAAATTAACAAACTTATTAATCGAATTACAGAGTTTTTAGATGCAAATTCTATAAATAATCAAATAAGAACTAAAGCTAACAAAGAAATCAAACAAGAATGGAGAAAAGCTTTCAAGTTGAAATCTCAAGTAATAAACAGAAAGCCGAATTTTATAAGATGTAGAAATTGTTGTTAGGAGGATAACATGAAAAAAGTGTTTTTAGGTGGAACTTGTAACGATAGCAAATGGAGAGATAAATTGATTCCAATGCTTAATATAGATTATTTTAATCCAGTAGTAGATGATTGGACTGAAGAATGTTATCAAGAAGAGTTAAGACAAAGAGAAATATGTGATTATTGTCTATATGTTATAACTCCTAGAATGACAGGAGTATATAGTATAGCTGAAGCTATAGATGATAGCAATAAAAGACCTAATAAAACTTTATTCTGCGTGTTAAAATCAGATATAGATTATATACCTGATATTAGATGGAACGAAGAATCGAATAAATTTTTTATAGGACATGATGAAACAGAAAAACAATTTGATGAAGGACAAATGAAATCTTTAGATAAAGTTGGTCAAATGGTAAAAATGAATGGGGGTAAATATTTTAAATCACTAGAAGAAGTTGCAAGTTACTTAAATAAAGTTGGAATAGAAAAAATAAGAGGAGTCGAAGGAATTTCTAATTGGATTAAAAGAGGACATGAAATACTTCCTGAAGACAAGTGGGAGTACTGGGATGAAATTGTTCCAATAAGAGCCAAAGACCTCTATGAAGGAATGGAATTGGATTGCACATTAGACATAGAAGAAATATTACAAGAAAAAGCAGAAAATAGTTTTAAAAGAGCTAGTAATGAATTAGATAGCCAAGGTCATTCTGGAATGTCGTATAGCTTAATGAAAGCAATGATATTCCAGTTTTGTACAAACGGAAAAGAGTTTGTAAAATATTTAGAGGGAAAATAAGGAGGTAAACAAATGGAATTAAAAGATACAGTAGATTTAATGTTAGGAACAGATTTTAAAGACAGATTTAAAGCTGAATATTATCAACTAGATAATAGAATAGCTGGATTACAAAGAATGTTAAAAGGTTATAAAGAAGGAACTTTGGAATTTACTCCAAATTGTCCATATAGAATATTATATGAACAATTAATGTATATGAAAGCATATAGGGATGTATTAGAGGCACGAGCAGAAATAGAAAATATAGAATTGTAGGTGTATTATGAGAAATTTATTACTTAAAATAGGAGTAAGAATGGGCTGGGTTATAAGTCCAAACATCTTATTTGACTTAGCAATGTTAGGTGAGAAATCAACTTACTATGAAAAATACTATAAGAAGTATAAGAAAAGATGTAAATGGCTGTAAAGCCTTATTTTTATGTCTTTTTTTAGTTTGTAGACGTAAAAGAATAAACTAAAAACTATATTCAAGAAACGGACTTGTAAAAAGTGTAAATATAGGAGGAAATATGGAATTTAAAGAATTATTAAAAGCACAAAGCTTAACAGATGAACAAATAAATAACATTACTGCAAAGATGAAAGAAGAAAAAATATATACTACATCTTTAGAAAATGCAGATGAAAGATATACGAAATTAAAAGGTCAAAAGGCTGATTTAGATGAACAAATAAAAGCTGCAAATACAACTATAACAGAGTTGAAGAAAAATAATAAAGACAATGAAGCATTGCAACAAACAATACAAGATCATGAAGCTACAATAGAAAATCTGAAAAAAGAATCAGCACAAAAGGATTTTAATTATGCATTAGACAGTGTATTAAAAGACAATAAATGTAAGAATGCTAAGGCTTTAAAAGCTTTACTTGATTTAGACAATATAAAATTTAATGAAGGTAAATTAGAAGGCTTAGAAGGACAATTAACTGCATTGAAGGAAAGCGATGGATATTTATTTGATACATCAAATCCAGCTCCAGGTAATACTGGGGGAACAGGTAATCATCCACGAGTTGGTGGAGGTGCTGGAGAAGTAACAAAGGCAGATTTAATGAAAATGCCTTACAGTAAAAGAGTTGAATTTTTCAACAACAATAAAGAAGAATTCAACAGATTAATGAATGAATAGGAGATGATTGATATATGGCAACAACAAAATTAGCAGATATTATAAACCCAGAGGTTATGGGTCCAATGATAGGTGCAAAAGTAGAAGCACTTTGTAAAATAACACCATATGCAAAAGTTGATACAACATTACAAGGTGTTCCAGGGGATACAAAAACAACACCAAGTTGGGAATACATAGGAGATGCAGAAGATGTAGCTGAAGGTGAAGAAGTCGGAACAGTAGGATTAAAAGCTGGGTCAACTACTTTTACAATAAAAAAAGCTATGAAAGCTGTATCTATAACTCAAGAATCTATTAATAGTGGATTAGGTAATCCAGTAGCACAAGCTGAAACTCAATTAGCAAAATCTATAGCTCAAAAAGTTGATAATGATGTATTAGATGCTGCTTATACTGGAACTAATAGAGTAGCTGGAGGTACATTAGCTGTAATATCTTACAGTGGTATAGTTGATGCAGTAACACAATTCGAAGATGAAGAAGATGGAATAGAAAAGGTTATGTTTATACATCCAAAACAAGAAGCAACTTTACTAAAAGATTCTAACTTTTTATCAGCTGATAAATTCACTGCTGGAGTAGCAGTAAACGGAGCTATAGGTAAAATAGCTGGTTGCTGGGTTAAAAAATCTAAAAAAGTTATGTTAGTTCAAGCAGAAAAAAATGACAGTGGGACAGTGACTATAACAGAAGATAATTTAGCTGAATATAAAAAGAAAACTTTAGATGGTTCTACTTTAAAAGTAGGCGATAAAGTTAATGCAGTGGCAGCAGCTAACCAATACTATTTAAATCCAATATTAAAAATGGAGCCAGACAGTCCTGAAACAGAATATACAGAAGATGAATTACCAGCAATAACAATCTTCCTTAAAAAAGATACTTCTTTAGATCATGAATGGTTCCCTAAAAAACAAATACATGATTTAACAACTGCTAAATACTATGGAGTAGCTAAAACTAACGATGCTAAAATAGTACTTGCTAAATTTAAAAAATAATAGGACGTGATTTAGATGGATGATTTAGAAATGCTAAAGCTAATTTTAAGGGAGAGTGATTCTCCCTTTTTTAGCGATGAACAACTCCAATTTTACGCAGAAAAAAATAACTATGACATAAATAAAACTGCTTATGAATGCCTTCTAGCCAAAGCAGAAGATGATAGTATTGCCTTACCAGGGGGATTAAGCTTGCCGAACAATAAAGAATACTGGTTAAGGCTTGCTAAAAAATACAGACCGAATGGAAGTAAGATCTTATGATAAATAAAGAAAAAATCAAATCGAAAGTTGAAAAAGCAATAAAAAAGCTCCCTTCTTTAGGAGTGGTTAAGCGAGCTTACACAAATGATTTTGGAGAAAAGTCAGACTTACTTGAATTAGTATGTGAAATAGAAGGCTTATATCATGAATCAAATAATCAGTATGGCCAAAGTATAACATTGCAAAATAAAGCAGAGGTAATAAAAGAAAAAAGTATATATTTTTTAGTTGTATACGATGAGACTGCGAAGCTTATACAGAAAGATGACTATATATATATAAATGGCTATAAATATCAAATTAAAGATATTGGAAATGTAAATAAAATGGATATTTATGCGGATATGAGATTACAAGAGGTGAGCTACGATGAGTAATTTTAGCATGAATATTGACGAGTTAATGGATATGTTAGAACAAAAAAGAAATAGAACAAAAGCAGCGCTTGAAATATATGCTAATAGCTCAGCTACAAAACTTCAAAATCACGCAAGAGTAAATAAACCTTGGACAGATAGGACACATGATGCTAGAAATAGACTTAATGCATCATGGGAATGGAAAAACGAGAATGTATTAAGTATTGCATTATCACACGGAGTTAATTATGGGATATATCTAGAAAAAGGAACATCACCACATGTTATAACAGGGAATCCTTGGTTGTATTGGCAAGGAGCTAGTCATCCTGTTAAAAAAGTCAACCACCCTGGTACAAGACCTTATCCAATTATAATGCCAACAATAAATGAAATAGGTCCACAGGTTATGTCTGGACTAAGTATACTTCTAAGGTAGGTGAGGTTAATGTTTCAGGATTTATATAGATTTCTTAGAACTGGCGGATTAAAAGTGTACTCACTTGGACAACAGGATAAAATTTGCACAGACCCATTTGTATTGATTTATGAAGCTGGAACAGAAGATACTTCAAGTAGTAAGAATCTAAAAAAAGAAAGCATAGAGTTATGGGTATTTTATCCTTTTAATGAATACTCAAAGGTTGAGGATTATATAAAACAAGTTGAAAATACAATAAAAAAATTCGGCAAACTAAGAAAAAATTATGATAAGTATGCAATAGAAATTGATAATGATATGAAAGCATATTATACAAAACTTTCGTATTTCAGATATGTATATAGAGAAGGAGGTAGATAAATATGGCAGCTACAGTAAAAAAGATAAATCAAATGCCACTATCAGATGTATCATTGGTTAGAGTTGTAACTGAAACTGATATTTTTAGTTTCAAAACTTCTGATGAAATTTCAACAGAAGAAGTGGTTTCAGAAGGCGAAGAACAAACTCTTAAGCTAAAGGGTGAAATATATGCAAATAGAGAAGCTAAAGATACTGTACTTGGTTATGACTTAACTTGCAAAGACAATGTAATGTGTCCTGAGCTTCTTAAAGTTATTCAAGGAGGTACTATCGAATACGATACAGATGGAAAAACTTTTAAAAAATATACAGCGCCACCAGTAGGACAAAATGCATCAAAAACATCGTTTGATGTTGAAGTTTATTCTGCAGAAGTAGGAACAGATGGAGACACTGGAAACTTTTCAAAAGTGACATTTCCAAGTTGTAAAGGAAAATCAGTGCCTTTAAGTTTTAAAGATGGTGAATATTATTCAAATGAATATACTATTCAATCAAGACCAGAGAAAGGAACTGCACCTTATACAATAGAAAAAGTAACTGCTTTACCAAATGATACAGTATCAGAATGAACAAATGATATAGAAGAAAATAAGATTGTAGAAGAAAATAATGTTATAGATGAAATAGACCTCTCTAAATAATTTTAGAGGGGTTTTTATTATGAAAGGAAATAGATAATGGAAAATTTACAAGTAACAAGTTTAGAAAAATTAAAAAGAGTAAAACAAACTCAGATAGTAAGTTTAGGTAAGTTTGAAGATGGAACAGAACTTATAGCTGAGCTAAAAAGACCAGATATGCTAGCTTTTATAACAGAAGGTAAAATACCTAATACTCTTTTACAAGAAGCAGCAGAAGTATTTAACGGGAAAACTGAAACTGTAAACAAAGCAACTATAGAAGGAGATGTTACAGCTTTAAAACAGTTAGGAGAGCTATTAGAGTTTTTATGTGAAGAAACATTAGTAAATCCAAGCTATAAAGAAATAAAAGAAATAGGTATAACGCTACCACTAGAAATGAAAACAACAATTCTTACTTATGTTCAAGCTGGAATTGACGGGCTAAAAAGCTTTCGTAAAGAGCAAGAACGTATTGAGAATAATCAATCAGTCGGAGAAATATAGAAGATTACCAAGTGAAATAGCAAGAATAAAAGATGAGTACGTGGCTTTTTGCTTTGATGAAGCTTGTATGTATATATCATGCCAACTTGAAGAAAAGAAAAAACCACGATGGAGTGAAGATCTAATAGACCAAGAAACAGGAAAGAAAAAAACATTTATATCAGAAGCATGGAAAAAACAAAGAAAGGAGGGTAAATAATGCCGGATACAAACTTAGGAACTGCAACAGGCTATTTAAATCTTGATATTCATAACTGGAATAATGCATTAGATGATGCTAGAGAGAGTTTAAGGGAGTTTGAAAATAGTTCTAATTCTATGGGTGATACGTTAAGAAATACACAACAAGCTACAAATGGAGCAAGTGATGCATTACGAAACACGAGTGATTCAGCCAGCAGAGCTAGAAGTGCTTTTGATGGTGTTAGACAGGTAAGTAGTAGTACGAGCAATGCTTTTGATGATATTACAAGTTCGACATCTAGAACAAGAGATGAATTCAGCAGAACAACTCGAGAAGCGCAAAGATTCGAAAGACAAATGCAGAGATTAGAATATCAACTTGGTGGAGAAGTGCCACAAGCCACACGAGAGGCCTATCAAGAAATGTATAGACTTAGAAATGAACAAAGAAGAGCATCGAGAACTTACGGAAGTTATTCTAGAGAAGCTATGCAAGCAAGAAATGCGATGACAGAATTTGCATTAAGTCTAGATGATAACACATTTAGGCAAGTCTACATGAGAAGTCAATTAGGACTTACAGAGGGGCAACTTCAAAGACAAGCTAATAGTATACGACTTAATGCGAGAATGACTAGTTTAATGGGAGACCAAACTCAAATTCTTACACAACGTATGCAAGGTTTACAGGCACATGGAATTAGACCAGAAATGTTATTACCAGCATCAACTCCAGGACAATTCCGATTATTAAGTGAAGCGATGAATTTAGGAGTTTCACCACTAAATCGTCTATCTGCAGGATATAGAACGTTAGGTGGTAGAGTTGAAGGAGTTATAAAGAGATATTCAGCTCAGAAAGTAGCGGTAAGACTTGCACAAGGAGATATGACGAGATACGGATTGTTAATGAGAAGTTTGACTACTGGTACTGCTAATCTTGGACTTGCAATTCCAATTGTAGGAGTTGCTGCAATTACCGCATATGGAACTTTATTTAGTGCAGCTATGCAAGCAGATGAAGGATTACAAAAGCTATGGGATACTACAAAAAACAAGTTAGCAAAAGCGTTCGAACCTTTGATAGAAACTGCAGGGCAAGTTTTAGAAGTAGGCATGAAAGTTGTTGGTGTTATAGCTGACTGGGTTACAAAATTCAATGAGGCACATCCAATAATCGCAAAAGTAGCTAGTGTAGTTGCCTTGTTAGCACCAGCAATGACATTATTGTTATTACCTCTTTCTATGGGTGCTGGATTATGGAATGGTTGGATGGTTGCCCTCAATGGAGCTTGGACTATGATCGGTGGAGTTGTCACAATGATAGGAACTGCTACCTCAACATTTTTTGCTTTTGCGATACCTATTGCTGCAGTAACCGCTGGACTTATTCACCTTTATAAGACAAATGAAACATTTAGGACTACTGTAAATAATGCTTGGCAATCGGTAAAAGAAAAGGCAAAGGATGTATTTGGTACACTTGAAAAGTATTTTACAGAAACTATTCCAAATGCATATAAAAAAGGTGGTATAAAAGGAGTTATAGATCAATTTGCAGATACATTTAAAAGTGGATTAGATAAGGTAAAATCATCATTACCTCAATGGCTAGAAAGCGGTAAAAGTATAGCTAGCAACCTAGCTCAAGGGATTAATCAGAATTTACCAGCTTTACAGTCAAAAGCAAGCGAAATAATATCAAACTTAGTAGCTGGAATCTTGAAAGTAGCACCGAAATTAATAGAAACAGCAGGACAATTAATCCAAGCATGGCTAAAAATGTGGAGTAATAACGTAAAATTATTTTTAGATGCTGGATTTAAACTGCTTGAAATGATTATGCAAGGTATAGCGCAAGCATTACCGACATTAATTGAAACTATAGTAAATGTTGTATCTACAGTAATAAACATCATAGCCGAAAACCTGCCAAAAGTAATTGAAGCAGGAGTATACATTATAACTGCACTTGTAAATGGTATAAGCCAAAATCTACCAGCTATAGTTGATATAATAACAAATACACTAAGTTCTATAGTTAACATCATATTAGAAAATTTACCACTAATTATAGAAGCTGCAGTACAGATTATAACAACCTTAGCAGTTGCATTAGTAGAAAATTTACCAACATTACTAGAAGCTGCAGTAAAATTAGTTATTGAAATTGCTAGATGCATATTAGAAAATTTACCACTAATTATAGAAGCTGGTATTCAACTTGTAATAGCATTAGGACAAGCAATAATACAAGCATTGCCTCAGATAGTTGTAGCAATTGGAGAATTATTTGTCGGAATATTAGAGGTAATAGGTGAAGAAATAGGAAAACTAGGTGAATTTTTATTAAGCAAAGCTATGGAAATAGTCCCTCAAATTCAAAGTAAAATATCAGAACTATGGGAACAAATAAAGATAACAGTAACAGAAAAAGCTACAGAGTTATGGAATTCTATAACACAATGGGCAAATAGTGTATATAGTAGCGCATCAAGTTGGATTAGCAATTTGATATCATCAATAGGTACGTGGTTAAGTGGCTTACCAGGAAAAGTAGGCTATGCATTAGGGTTTGTATTAGGAGCCATAACTAGCTGGGGAATTAATACATATAACTATTTTGCTACAAATATACCGATGTGGATTAACTCAATAGGAAACTGGTTCTCTCAATTGCCTTCCAAGATAGGTAAATGGCTTACAGATACATATAGCAGAGTAACTCAATGGGGTAGTAATATGTTATCAAAAGCGCAAGAAACTGGTAGTCGATTTATAAGTAATACTATAAATTGGTTTCAACAATTACCAGGAAAGGTATGGAATTTCCTAAGCAATACTTACAGCAAAGCAACTCAATGGGCATCGCAAATGATTGCGAAAGCACAACAAGCTGGAAGTCAATTTGTAAGTAAAGTAGGAAGTGCATTATCAACATTGCCAGGGCGAGTATGGTCATTTTTATCTAGCTGTATATCAAAAGCAATTAGCTTTGCATCGCAATTTGGAGCGCAAGGTCAAAAAGCAGCTAATGATTTTAAAAATAAAATAATAAACGGAGTTAATTCTATCCCTGGCAAAATGGCAAGTATAGGTAAACAAATAGTACAAGGTATATGGAGAGGTATATCTGGAGCTGGAAGTTGGCTTAGAACTCAAATATCTAATTTTGCCAGTGGAGTAGTAAAAGGATTCAAGGCTGGATTTAAGATTAATTCACCAAGTAAAATTATGCGAGATATAATCGGTGTTGGTATAGTAGAAGGTATTGGTGTCGGGATAGATCAAGAGGAAAATAGTTTGCTTGGAAAAGCTAAAAATCTAGCTAATAGTGTAGTTGGTGTTATGAATAACAATGCAACTACAATGGATTTAATAGGTACTGCTAAAGGATTAACTGGTAATATTGGTGCTGTAACTCAAACAACACAAAATAATACAAGTAATGCTATAAATATAAATATAAATAATCCTTGTATAAATGATAAAATAGATATAGAAACTCTAGCAAATGACCTAGCATTCTATCTAAAAAGAAAAAAAGTATTAACAGTATAAGGAGGTGTAGAAATGGAATTTACAGAATATAAAGACCCGATAGTTTTATATTTAGACGATAAACCGAGTACAGATTATGGAATAAAGGTGTATGAAAGTAATATCCTTTCTGCGCCTTCTAAAAAATTAGAGTTTGTTGAAATAGAAGGAAGAGACGGAGCACTAACAATAGACAATGGATATGAAGATTTTGTATTAACACTTGGTTGTGTGCTTGTAAATAATAATAGCAAAGTTGAAACTACTCCAGCATTAGCAAGAAGGGCAAAGAAATTCCTTCTTAACGGAGCAAATAGAAAGATACAATTAAGTGAGGACATGGGTTTTTATCTATTAGGAACTTATAATTCTGATGTTGACATAGAAGAAGCAATTGAAAACTTTGGATTGTTCCAGGCACAATTCAGATGCAAGCCTTATAGATTCTCTAATAGTAATAAAACAGTAGAGATAACTACTAAAAATACTGTAATAAAAAATGATGAATATAAAACCAAGCCTGTTATTGATGTGTATGCAACAGGAGACATAACTATCAATATAAATAATCAAGAAGTTGTTTTAAAAGCCTTAGAAGGACATATACAACTTGATTGTGAAAAAATGAATGCAACTACTGTTAATTCGCTTGGAAAAATAGTAAATGCAAATCAGAAAATGTATAGTGATTTTCCTGTTTTAGAAGAAGGTAATAACAATATAACTTGGACTATAGGAACAGGCGCTAGTTTTACTAAAATAATAATAAATTATAGAATGGCGGTGATATAGTGATACCAAGAATTTATGATAACAGTTTTACAACGTATGAAAGCAACGGATTAGGTTTATTGGTAGATGCTATATCTTGCCAAGTTGAAGAAGAATCAAACGGAGATTTCGAGTTAACACTCGTATATCCTTCTGATGGTTCTTTTTTTTATGCGTTAAAACAAGACAACCTTGTAAAAGCTGATGCATCGGATAACTTAAAAGGGCAGCTTTTTAGAATAGATACAATATCAAAACCTC